GATGTTCGGCAGACCGGCCTTCACGGTGGTGCCCGCTGCGTGGCTTCTGCTGGCACCCATCAGCACGCGGTCGGATGCGATCTCTTCCCATGTGCCGCCAAACAGGGCGGCAGGGCTGGTGGGGTCGGTGCTCTGGTAGATGCTGCCCACGGGGTAGTAGCCAAGCTTATCGGCGGCTTCCCCTTTCAGTGCGTCAATGACAGCTCGAAACTGCTTCACCAAAATACCGGTGGGGATGCCATGCACACCGTCCCGCATCACGCCGCAGACGGTCTCGTCCGCGCGGGTGTCGTAGATGTCGGCGGCGGTGACGGAAGTGCTGCCTGCAGGGCGCTTGATCTCGGCAAGGCAGAGGTCGTAGATCAGCTCGGTGCGGGTGATGGCCGGCGCTGTGGGGCTTGCGCTGTCCGGCGTGCCCTCCAGCACCTGCAGACTGGTCTTTTTGGCGGCGGCATCGTAGCGCAGCACCACGCGGTCAATGCGGCTGCGCACAGGGTCCGCTTCGGTGAGCACCACGGTGGTGGGCTGCTCCATGATGATGCTGCGGCCCTTGAACCGCGCCGGGCGCACCCATGCCTGCCCGGCGCTCACCTGTACGCTCAGGCCGCCCTGTGCCGTGACGGAGAAATCTTCCTCGGCACTGTATACGCCGCTCAGGCGGGTAGCAAGGTAACCCGAAGCGTCGTCGGCATCGTATCGGATACCGTCTTCGGGGTAAGTAATGATATCGGCCATAAGCCCTCCTTTACGTCTTGTACCAGGCGGGCGTGCCCAGACGCAGGGTCCGGGTGGTGCCGCTTTCCTGGCTTTCGGTGATGATGTCGGCCACCCGCACCATGGCGGTGTAGCCCAGCTGGGGCAGGCTGACGCGCAGCACATCCCCCACCTGCAGGCTGTCGTCCTCCGGGGTGAACTCGATGGACCCGGTGCGCAGCTGCTTGAGCAGGGCTTCGCCGCCTTTGTCGGCCAGCCGCTGCAGATAGCTCTGGCTGGCGGTGGTCTCGCCGTTTTCCGGCTTGAGGCTGCCCGCGTCCACGTACAGCTCCCGCCGTGCGGAGCCGGTGGTCCCCGTGTCGCCCACCCAGACCACCACGCACTTTGTCTCGTCCTCGTCGGGCTTTGCGCAGACAAGGGCCACGTTGGCGTAGTCGGTGTCGGCAAAGCTCCACCCGGCACCCCGCAGGTTGCCCCACTGGGGAGCAAAGCGGTGGTTCGGGTCGAAGGCGGGCCGGAAGCACTCGAACAGCAGGCGCTTATCTGCGCCGCTGCCGTCCAGAATCACCCGGAACCCCAGATCGCATGCCTGCCCGATGGTCTTGCAGTAGTCGAACACGCTGCCGCCGGAGGTCTGGTCGTCGAAGATCGTGTCGAAGCCGTACTCGGTGCCGAGGAAAAGCCGGGGCCACGGTTTTGCCGTTGCCACAAGGCTGCGCATGGCCGCTTCCGCATTTTGGCTCTTGATGCTCACCGCAGACACCCGCTTGGTCAGCAGCCACGTTGCCGGGTAGCCGGACACCACAAGGTTTGCGTCCGTGTTCTGGTTGGCGCGGGCGCAGATGCGCATGGGGATGCGGGGGCTTTCGTCGCTGCGCACCAGCCACCGGCCTTCCTGCAAAAGCTGCAGATTCTCGGCGGTCGGCCTTACCTCGAGGGTAAAGCCGCCCTCGGAGTAGTAGGGGCTGTCCCAGTAAAGGGACACCCACACGTCCACCCAGCCCACGCGGGCAAGGGTGTCCGCTTCCAAAACGTCCAGTCTCATACCGGCTCGGGCAGAATGCCCGCCTCCATCGGGTAAAAGCTGACGGATGCCTGCAGGTAGCCGGAGCCGTTCTCCGCCTGCATGGAGAGCACGTTATCGCCGGGCCGCAGCTCGGTGAGGGTGCTGTCCTCGTCCAGCTTTGCAAAGATATTCTCGGTCACGCCTGCCCGGGTCAGGGTGCAGGCCAGCCGGTCAGAGGTGCTGCGGTAGATCTCCAGCGTCTCGTCCGGCTGCAGGGTCAGGTCAAAGCCGATGAAGGCCCCGGTCTGCAGATCCACCACCTTGGGGTGTGTCACCGGCATGTCGCACCGCAGGGTGGCCGTGAAGGGCACCGGCAGGCTGCCCTCGTTGCGCAGCACTGCCGCCGTGCCATCCCGCTTGATGCCGTAGATGTGGCTGTTGTAGCACACTGGAAAGCGGAAGGCGGGCTCGTACCCGCCCAGCACGCTGCTGACGGCGTTGAGGTCGTACCAGAAGGGCTTTTCGCTGTAGAGCATGAGCGAGCAGCGCGGCTGCGGCGTGTAGCTGGAAAAGTAGGGCGTTTTCTGCAGCACAAAGCGGGTGAAGTAGTGGTCGCCAAAGTACAGGGTGCCCTTGGTGAAGTAGGGCAGCTTTTTGCTGAACGCCCGGGCATTGTCCAGCGCATACGCGCCCCAGAACACCACATCGAGGGTGCGGGACACGCCGGAGACGCTCTGCCCCTCCACGGTGTCGCCCACCTGATTGACACCCTGCGCGGTTTTCAAGTCCACGTCGATGCCGTTGAGCGGGTCGAGAAAGTAGGGGGCTTCGTAGTCCCAGCCCAGATGCAGGACGGCACCGGCATCTGTCACGATCTTGAGATGATCTTTAAAGAGCATAGTGTCCTCCTTTCATCGTTTGCGGGCCTTGGCCTTGTCGGCTTCCCAGCGGGCTTCCCGCTGCTGCGCGGCGGCGGTGTCGTGGCCGTTGTAGAAGTTCTGGGTGATGTTGGTATCGCCCTCGCGGTGGTAGCTGTTGGCAGCGGACACCACCTGTGCGGTGCCGGACGCAGCCACGGTGCTGCCCAGACGCATGTTGTCGGAAAGCACCAGCGCCCCCGCCTGCCGGATCATATCGGCGAGGGCAGAGTTTGTCTTTTCCAGCGCCTTGGTGTTGGCGTTGATGGCATCTTCCAGACTGCCGGTGCCGGTGGTGATATCCACGCTGCCCATGCCGCCGGAGCCGGACGAACCGCCGCCAGAGGAACCGCCGCCGGACGAACCTTTCTTACTGAAAGAGCCGCCGATCGAGGCAACGATGCCCGCGATGACGGCAGCAAGGGCTACGCCCGCTGCGATCATCAGCAGAGCCTGCGGAGTGCCAAAGCCGGTAGGGAACAGCGCCGCAGCGATGGCATCCAGCATTGCTACGAACGCGCCGCCGATAGACCCGATCAGACTGCCCAAAGACGCAAGAATCTCCGGGAATGCAGAGATCAGGCCGCCTTTCATGCCCTGACTGATGGCAAGGGCCGCATTGCTCAGCGGTGTTTTCAGCCCGCCGAAGATCTCCATCAGGGTGGAGCCAAGGGCCTGTGCCTGCTGCCAGACCTCAGAAAAGCCGCCGGTCAGGCCGTGCACGATCTGCCCGCCCAGATCAATGGCTCCCTGTACCAGCTGGTCCCGGGCACCGCCCAGCGCTTTGTTGAGCTTAGTCACGATGCCAAGGGCAAAATCATTGACCTGCTTTTTCTGGTCGGCAGTCAGACCGCCGTAGATGGTGCTTGCCACCCACTTGCCGATGCCCAGCCAGTCCTGATTCTTGACGGCGGTGTACAGATCGTCGAAGGTGCCAAGCACGCCGGTATCTGCCTCGGTCTGCAGCTCCTTCCACAGGCCGTCAAAGGTGTCCGCGCTGGACTTTTTGATCTGCTCGGCCACCTGCACGGTGCCGTCTGCGGCGATGGTCTTGGCCCGTTCGATGGTCACGAGGGCACCGTCCACCACGTCGTCGTAGACCTCGGTGATGACCTTTTTGGTGGTCTCGGTGCCGTCGGTCAGGGTCTCGGTGACGGTCTGGGTGGTGGTCTTGACCCCGTCTGCCAGCGTCTCAAAGGTGGAAGTGACCGTCTTGGCGGTTTCGCGGACGGTCTCCATGGTCTGCTTGACGGTCTCGGTGCCGTCGGCGGCCACCTCTGTGATGGTTTTCACATCCTTCAGCACACCATCCACCATCTGCCGGGAAGTCTCGGTGATGACCTGCTTTTGCTGTGTCTTGCCGTTGGAGAGCGTTTCGGTGATGTTTTCGGTGGTGCGGGTGATCTTGCCGTCGATTTCGGTCGTGGTGTCCGAGATGGACTTGACGACTTCTGCGGCGGCCTGCTTCGTGGCCTTGCTGGCCTTCTTGGCTCCGCTGGTGATGGCCGGGTAGGGGTTCATGGCTGTCTGGCTCCCGGCACGGCTGCTGCCGTTGCCGGAGCTGCTTGTGCCCTTCGGGACCCATCCGTTGTCATCGTCCCATTCGAGGTCTTTGTGGGAGTTGTCCCAGTTTTTCTGATTGCGCTTCTGCGTGTAATTTTGGCGCGAAGCCGCGTAAGCGCTATTATAAGCATCCACCGCAGCCGCTGCACCCTGCGGTAAAGCGGCAAGTGCGGCAGCAATACCGCGGATGGACGACATCAGCATGTTAAGCGTTGTCAACACGCTGTTCACAGCAAAATCAGCAGCAGAACGCAGGCCGTTCATGCAGGTGTTCCAACCGGAACGGAACGTTTCACTGCTCTTATATGCTGTGATGAGCCCCGCCGTCAGAGCGGCAAATGCAGCTACTGCCAGCCCTATCGGATTTGCTGCAACCACACTGTTCAGTGCAGCCATTGCAACTTTGAAAATGCCTGCGCCAGCGGCAGCCTGTAGATTTGCCGTGTTCAATGCGGTAACAGCCAATTTCTGTGCAGTGGTAACCACCGTTGTTGCCGCAATGGTTGCTTTATACCCGGCGAACGCTGCACCGGCAGCGGCCACAACAGCAGTCGCAATGCCGATGGTCTCCTTGAGCTGGGCCATCTTCTCGTCGCTGTCGAGGAAGGAGACCACCACCTCGTTCAGCTTGACAACCAGCTCACCCAGAGCTGCAAACAGGCCGCTGGTCAGCTCACCGGTCAGGGCGCTGACATTATCCTTCAGGGTGGACATGCGCCCGCTGAAGGTCTGGCTGGCTTCCAGCATACCGTTGTAGAACTGCCCGCCCTGACTGGTGGCGGCTTCCACAGCTGCTTCCAGCTCGCTGAAGCTGACCTTGCCATCCGAGATGCGCTTGTACAGGTCGGACATGCTCTCGCCGGTGGCGTCGCAGATCTGGTTCAGCGGGTTGAATCCCGCATCGATCATCATGTTGACGTTTTCCAGCGTGACCTTCTGCGCCGAGGACATCTTGCCGTAGGCGCGGGTCAGGGTCTGCAGCTTTTCGGCGTTGCCCAGCGAGATATCGCCCAGCCGCTGCAGCACGCCGGTGGTGTCGTCTGCCGCAATGCCGAACTGCAAAAGGGTCTGGGTGCCGCTGGTCAGGTCATCCAGCGAGAAAGGCGTGGATGCCGCCATCTTGCGAATTTCGGAAAGCTTTGTTGCGGCGGCTTCCTCGCTGCCCAGCATGACCTTGAAGTTGGTCAGGTAGCTTTCCATGGTGGCGTTGTAATCCACACCGCTCTTGACCACCTCGGCCAGCTTGGACGAAGCCTGTTTTGCAAAGTCCGCGATCATCTGCCCGGCGGCTACCGTCCATTTGCTGGTGCTTTTTTCCGCCGGGTCGCTGTTCAGCCTTACTTCGCCGGTGATGCTGAAATCTGCCACTGTGTCCACCTCTCTCCATTCCAAAAGAGCGCGGGCACAAGGGCACAGGCTGTTATAACTTGATCTCTACCTCCCGCTTACAGGCGGGATTTTTGCATTTTACCCACAGGCCATGGGCGGATGCGGCATTTTCTGCCCACACCGACAGCGCCCGGCCGCAGTAGGGGCAGGGCACCGGGGCGCGGCTAGTGCCGGAATCGCGCGAGGAACGCGGCATCGTGCTCTTCGACCGAAACGACACGGGCGGCACCCCCTCTCAGCTCAGCAGGCAGGGCAAAGCGCTCCTGCAGGTCGGCATAGTGGGCACGCATACTGCCCTCGTACTCGGAAAGATCCATGGTGCGCCAGCTCATGATCTTTGCCATGAGGGTCTCCTCCGGCAGGGCCGCGAACAGCGCACGGAACCGGAACCAGTGCATCTTTTCGCGGGTCAGGTCGATGCCGTAGGCCTGCTGGAACGCCGCCACGATGTAACCGGCATCACACTGGTAGTCGAAGGCAAGACCGGAAGAGGGCGCGGTACTGCTTTCAGCTGCGGCGCTTTCGGCTGCTTTTTCGCCCGCCTTATAAAACTCGATCATGTACCCGTAGGCGTCGATGATCTTCTGAGGGTCGTTCAGAAAACAGTGTGGGTCTTTGTAAAAACGCCAGAGGGCGTTGACCGCAAAACCGATGGGATCATCTCCAGTCTGGCCGCGCACATAGGTGTTGACCAGCCAGACCATGGGCCGGAAATCCGAGATGATTTCGTGTCCGTGCCACCGAGTGGGCAACTCGTCCAGCAGCAGGTCAGACATGGCGCTCGGATGCCAGCTGCAGAGCGTACTCTGCCAGCTGCTGCATGGCGTCGGGGTCGTCCCGCAGGGCATTCACAGCCTGCCGGGCATCAATCAGCTGCTCGGTTTTCTGCTTTGCGGATACCTGCGCATCCACCCGCTCCACCATCCGGGCGGCAGGCTGTGCGGGATAGCTCACGGGCGGCTTGTGCCTGTTCTTTTTGGCCTGTGCCCGGCGCTGCTCCCGGTTCATAGGCTGGGCAGGCTTTGCGGCATAGCGCTGTTTCTCGGCGGCGAAGGCATTGCCCAGTTCCTCGATCACGTCATAGATGGGGGCCATGTTGTTTTCATCCAGTCCCAGACGGGCGGACGAGCCTGCACCGAGGATCTCGTCGATGCAGTCCATGGCAATGCGTGCCTGTGCACGTGCATGGTCGCCCAGACGGACACCGCCGCGCCGGAACTGCTCCGACTCCTCGGCGCTCCGGCGCTGCATCCGCTCGTTGGCATCCTCAAAGCGGTCAAGGTCGTTGGCGTTCATCAGGGAAAAATCAAATTCCTGTCCACAAATAACCATGTTCTGGCTCCTTTCAGTTGAGCCGTGCCCCGGTTCTGCCCCGGAGAAAACTAATCACGGCATAAAAGATCCCCGTTCCGGTTCGGAGCGGGGACTGTGTTTGAAAAAAATCAGCCCTTGACGGCCTTGGCAGGCTCAGCGGACTGAGTGGCGGGGTTGTAGTCAAACTCGTCCGGCGTGCCGATGGCCTTCACGTCGCAGGCAAAGGTGGCCTTGGAACCGGCTGCACCGCCTACGTCGCTGGTGACGATGATGGCAGCGCTGCCTTTCTCGCCCTTGCCGGTGCGCAGGCTGAAATAGATGTACGGCACGACGATATCACTGCCGGTGCCGTACACGATCTTGTGGCTCAGCACAAAATCCTGGAAATCATCGCCCACGCAGCGGTCGCCGTTGACGGCAAGGGTGCGCTGGGTGCCGGTCTTTTCGGTGACATTGCCGGTGCGGATGTACTGGGAATCCTCGGTGGTGGCGTTCAGGGAGCCGGAATGCTCCTTCACATGGTCGGCGCAAACCACCCACTGGCTTTCCTTGGTCTGGGTGCTATCGATCTGGAACGCCAGCACAAAATCGTTCGCCGTCTCAATGCCGGTATACGACGCGCTGGGCGTGATGCCGGACTTGGTAATGGCTTCAGATACAGTCATATCAAAACTCCTTTCATTTGGGCATGTAGTAGGTCAGGCGCATCTGCAGCTGCATCTTACAGCTGCCCGCGCTGTTTGTGACGATGTAGCCGCTGTTAGTCACTGCAATGCCGGTGGGGGTCTTGCCCCCGCCGCAGGCCGAGAGGTCGGGCAGGGAGTGCCGGGCATCCTGCTGCATGACCCATTCGGTAAGCTGCTCGAAAAAGCCGCTGTTCTGGATGCTGACGGCATCCACCTCGCTGTACTCCCGGCGGCTGAGGAAGAGGTAATTCTTCGCCATGTCCCAGCCGGAGAAATACTCGGTGATGATGGGATCACCGGGGCTGTCCTCGATGGAAAAGGCGGTGGATTCTTCTTCCAGTCCGGCAATGCGGAATGCTGCGCCGGTGGCTTCCTGCTCGTCGGCGATCAGCGGGCAGGTCTTGAGCCATGCCCGCAGGGCGGCAATGGTGGGCTTTACTTCGGACATGGTCAACCTCCCCAGAATGTGGTGACGGCCCTTGCGCCGTAGAGAGCAAGATGCTCACCGATATCTGCCAGTGCCCGCTGGCCCCAGTAAGAGCCGCGCAGGCCGGTCTCGCCATGCAGGCAAGTGCCCTGTTCGTGCAGATAATACTGCCTGCGGGCGTAGGGCGTGTTATAGACCAGCAAGCCCTCGTCGTACTTGCTGGCAAGATTGACGCTGTTCTTCAGCGTGCCGGTATCGAACGGCACATAGCTGTCAATCAGCTTGGCAGCTTCCTGTGCAAGGGCATATTGTGCCTTTTGCAGGGCGGCAGTCTTTTCGGCTCCAAAATCCGGCCGCCATTTCAACTCCATCTGCACGCCGTCTGTCCGGTATTTCCAACCATCAGGCGGCTCAAAAACGGGCTTCGTTGACGGCGCAGCGGGGCCAAAGGGAATAATCTCGCTCATGGTGTCAGCTCCCTTCCACGTGCCAGTGGGGCAGCAGCGGCTCCCGGTCGTCCGAGACAGCCGCCGCTGTGCAGCACAGGTGCGTTTTTTCGAGGTGGGCGTACTCTTCGGCGGTCAAGGCAGCCACCGCGCCCTGCACCAGCTTCCAGCCGCGTTTCAGGGTCCAGTGCTTGGCCTTTTCCGCCGCAGACAGCGCCGCCCACTGAGCGTAGGGCAGATAGCCCGCCGTGCACACACTGGCCGGGATGCGGATGTGGGTGGTGCGCTCCGGATCCTTGGCGGTGCCGCTGCCGGAGGTGGAGCGGCATTCCCGCCAGCTGCACCTGGCGAACACCCAGCACACCGGCCTGTCCGTCTCGGTGGCAGTGTCGTGGATGAGGTTCACCACAGTAACGGCTGTCTGCATCACAGAATCCCCCTGTACAGCAGGTCGTGCGGGTCACTGCCCAGCGCGGTACGGATGATCTCATAGGCTTCCTGCCGGGTGGCCGCGGTCACACTGGCATTGCTGCCAAAGGTGACGCTGTAGCCGTCGTTGGAGACGCTGGCAGCACCCGGCACAGCGCCCGCCGCAGACGCAGCGGCCAACAGTCCGATGATCTGCCCGCAGGCATCCGCCAATGCTTCCCGGCAGGCCTCGCACCCGGCGGCGTGGTGTTCTGCCCGGCCAAAGGTGGCGGCATCGATCATGCGGGAAGCACGGCTGCACAGCACACCGAAGGCGGCTTCCGGCACCGTGCCGCCCGCCGCCGCATACTGGTCATAGGTGCAGTAGAGCATGGCCTTACGCCTCGATGCGCTTGATGTACAGGGTCTTGGGCTTGGACACCTTGATGCCGTATACCTTTCGCCCCTGCACAGCGGATGCGCCGATGTACTTGCCGGAACCACCCAGATCCTGCAGGTGCACCGGGGTCTGCCACTCCATGACGCGGTGGCACCAGTTGGGGTGGCCGCAGATGAACTCGGTGGTGGTTTTCTTGCTGGCCACGCGGGTGGTGTTCTCGAAATCCATGTTGTTGGACTCGTACACCGCAAAGCCCGCGATCTGACCCACTGCGCCGGTCTGCACCAGCTGCTGGGACAGATCGCCCTGCTTGATGAAGCGGTCGTCCTGCATGAGGATCTCCAGATACTCGGGGCTGACGATCATCCAGCGGCCGGCCTGCGGCACGCCGTTGCGGCTCATGGTACGCTTTGCAGCCAGAGCCTCCTTGTAGGCGGTGGAAGCAGTGCAGGCGGTCTTGGTGGCGCTGACGTTGGCACCCTCTGCGCTCTGCAGTGCCTCGATGGACTTTTTGTCGATGGACAGAGCCATGGAGTAGCCTGCGCTGTCCAGACGCTCGGCGGTGATGCCGTCGGGCACGGAAGCGGCGTCGAAGCCGTCGATGATCTCGTTCACGGCCTCGTCGTTGTCGATATCCAGATCCAGATAGGTGGTGGTGCCTGCATCGGCATCCACACCGTTTGCCTTGTCGTAGGCCTTGACGGCCACCTCGGTGTCGCGGACAGGGATCTTGACCTTACCGGCCTTGGGGCTGCCCTCATAGCGGTTGTTGAAGATGGTATTGTCGCGGGTGACCAGAGTCGCACGCAGCTTTGCATCCACCAGAGCGGAGTAACGCTCCTGACTTGCATGTGCCATAGAAATCTCCTTTCGTTGTTACAGGTTCAGTTCAGGGTTCAGGGATTTGAAAGCGGCTTCCACACCATCGCTGTCGTTGGCGGGAGGGGTACCGTGCTCGGCGCCGGTGGAGACCACAGCCACACCGGCTGCGCCGTCCTCGCCGAACGCCCAGGGGTTGGCCTTTGCGGCATCGTCCAGCGCCTTGGCAATGTCGGTGCTGCGGTCGGCAGAGCCCTTCAGGGCGTCCAGATCCAGCAAAGCACGCACTGCCTTGACGCTGCGGCCCTTCTTGCTCATGATAGCGGCATTCAGGGCGTTATCGAAGGCAAAGCCCTCGGCCTGCGCCTTCATGTCGGACTTCAGCTTGGTGACCTGCTCCTGCAGGCCTGCCACGTCCACGCCGTCAAAGGCTTTCAGGCCGTCCTGTGCGGTCTTGAGCTGGGCGTTTGCGTTGTCCAGCTGGGCCTGCAGAGCCGTGGCGGCAGACTTCTCCCGGTTGATGTCTGCGCCGTTCTCCTGCATGATCCAGTTGAGCTGCTCGTCGGTGATGCCGGGGATCTTGTTCTTCACGTCTTCACGCTTCATGGTGGAAACTCCTTTCGTGTGTGAGACCTCAGTTTTTTACACTGTTCTCTGTCAGTATTCGGTCGTGGGCGGGGTACGCGCCGCCCTCCGCATGGCACCGTCTGGAGGTATCGAACCTCCCGCTTCCGGTTTTGGAGACCGGCGCTCTTCCAGAATGAGCTAAGACGGCATGAAAAAAGCACTGGGCAAATTTTGCACAGTGCTTTGGATGGCTAGGTGTGGGTTACGGCTTGGTCTCTACGCTCGGCAATACGTCCGTGTGGAAATAGAGCTTGTAGTGGTACGGGTCGGTATGCGTGCCGGTGATGTCCTCCACCACATACATGGTGTAGTCGTTCAGATAGATGTAGTTCTTGCGGTAGGAATCCGGGCCGACCTTCACCGTGCAGACAAGCTCATTGTTTGAGTTGTTGGAGATGGACATGTAGCCCTCGGCTTCCATGATCACCTTGTCGGTGCGGGCGTTGTAGACGGTGATCTTGCGCTCACTCTCGAAGTAATCTGCCTGCTTGGAGATGTTGTAGTTGGCCTTTTCGGCTTCACTGGAACAGCCGCACAGCAGAATGGATGCAGCCAGCGCAAGGGCGAGAAGAATCTTTTTCATGGTTCGTTCCTTTCTGTAAAAATGGGCAAAAGAAAACCACCGTCCGGGTGGATGGTGGTTAAGGTTATTCGATGCCGGGTGGGAGCTTGCCAAGTTCTTTCAAAATACTGTAGCAGTCACGAGCATACATCTGACGGTGTACAGTTCTGTCCCACCCATCGTAAAATGAGTTGCAAATATCGTCATATGCCGGGTCTACAGGAGTTTCCAGAAGAACCTGCTGCATTTCCCTGACTTCCTGTTCTGTGTAAGAAGGTTTATTCGTAGAATTTGGCACCATTTTTCTGCAACTCCTTTATGCAGTCCGAAATAACCCCTTCTGCCTTTTCAAGAACCTGTTCATCCGTCAGCGTGGACTTGAGCAATTCATCAATTGCGCAATCCATTTGCCGAATGGCCTGTTTCGCGGAGCTTTCTTGAAAAGTCGAAGTCTTTTCGATTGCGTAAATATGCCCATCATGCCCAAGAGCAGTAAGCAGCTTCAAATTTGCGTTTCGCGTAAATTGCCGCAGATCACCATTTGAAAAGCTACCGCATGCAGGATGGGTATGAATCGCAATATAGGGTACATCCGGGTTTGGTAGCTGAACAGAATGACCATCCGGCAAGCCGATGATATCTTTCGTCAGCGGCTTCATCTTGATGTCGAACACCCTGCCCACTTCAACATTTTCCGGCTGCTTTGAAGCGACCATGAGAAGGCGCTTGTGGGCGTTTTTCAGCTGTTGCTGCCCGGCGGCATCCAGCGTGTCACAGCTGAACGCCTTAACATTTGCGATTGACTGCATTGTAACAGGTTTCGCCTTTGTGTTCAAGCTGCTGTATGTAGAGGATGCCTTCCGCACCTGTGCGCTTGCCCTACTGGCTTCGCTCCTGCCGAACTTCGGCACGCTGACCCGGGCGCTGTCTACTCTGCCGCCGGTGGCCTTGGCAAACTCCGCAAGGCTCTGGCGGGCGGCTCTCAGGCGCACCGCGGCGTCGGTGGGGTCCAGCCCGGCGGCATCCTCGGCCAGATACCGCTTTTTCCAGCGGCGGATGTTCCGCTCCCGGGCACGCTGCATCTGGGATATCTCATAGGCGGTGTACTTTTTGCCGTTCCACTCGATGTTCCGGGCGTTCAACTCTTCCAGCTGGTCGCGCGTCCACGCGGGCGGGTCGCCCAGCTCCGGGAACACCGCAAAAAAGGTGTGGCGGCAGTTCCAGCCGCAAAGGCCTGCGCCGGTGCCGTAGCCGGTGGCGGCTTCAAAGTCCGGGTAGTGCCTGCCCTTGTAGTCCACCGCACCACCGCGATGGAAGCGCCGTCCCTGCCACTCTGCATGGGAAGGACGCGCGCCGCCGTGTGCACTTGTCTCCACAAATTCGCAGCCCATTTCGTCCATGCGGGCCACCTGCAGCTTGCCAGCTGTCTGGTTCACGCCGGTCAGGATGGCGCGCCGTGCGGCCACCTCGATGCTGTCCTTGTGGCCGCTGGGGTATGTGACCATGGGCATGTCGTCTGCAAGGCTGTCCACAGCCTGCTTGACGGCGGCTTTGTAGTCAAAGGCACCGGTGCTCACCTTGAGCCATGCAGCGTCCAGCGTGCGCTCAAAGGCCCCTGTGACGGTGTTTGCCGTGGTGGCGGTCAGATTCTGCCATGTGCCGCAGGTCTGCCGCGCACCGGCATCCAGCAGATTGTTCAGGGCGGCGTTCTGTTCAAAAGGGAGCGGCTCCATATCGTAGTGGTAATAGATCGCATCTTCCCGCTCCATGGCTTCGGTGGCGGCCTGCAAAAGCAGCTTGCGGATGGCCGTTTCGCTCTTGCCGGTGTGCTTGGCCAGCAGCTTCACCACATCATTGCGCAGCGCTTCGGTCTGCTGGTAGCGCCACAGCTGCCAGTTTGCAGTAGCGGTCACTTTGTCCATCTTGCCGATGCGCCGGGCAACGTCCTGCAGGATCTGCTCTTCGACCTGCTGCCAGAGCTGCACAAAGGCATCCGGCATCCGGTCGAGATAAGACGGCGGCAGCATCAGGCACCCCCGAAGGTGAGCTGCTCTTCGGTCTGGCTGTCAGCCTTGGCCTCTGCCGTCCACTGGTGGGCCTCGTCCTCGCTCAGGCTGTACCGGGCAGCGAGATACCGGCAGCGGGGCACAAGGCCCGCAATGGCGTCCTCCCGCAGCTGGTTTGTGCGTTCCTGCTCGCTGACGATGTAGCTGTCGTCCCAGTTGACGGAAATGCTGGTGTCCGGGTCCACCGGTGCGCCCAGCAGGTTCTTTGCCGCCCACAGGATGGCCCGCAGAATGCCGATCAGTGCCGTCTCGATGGGGATCTGGTTCTTGTTGGCGTTCTGCACCAGGTCCTGACGGCTGCCGGTGTACTCGGTGGCGGTGGTCACGTTGCCCTGATCGAACTTATAGCGGTGGCAGCCCAGTTTGCACTTGAAGCTCATCATGTCCAGCGCGTCCTGCACCGCCTGATGGTTGGAGGCCGTGCGCAGGTCGGGGTTGTACTCCCGCCATGCAGCGGGCTGGTCGATGCCGCCTTCCGGCGTGGGCAGCTCGTAGAAGATCTGCCGGTGGACGGCATCCGGCGGCACGGCGTGTTCCTTGCCTTCCTTGTCCACCCACTTTTTGCACAGGGAGCGGTCATAGAAGATCTTCTTGCCGCCGAGGCGGATGTCCTGCCGGTAGTTGTCGAAGGCGTAATCCACCATCTGCGCGGCGTCCAGTGCTTCGGAAAAGATGCTCATGCCCAGTCCCATGCCGCCGTCGATGTTCTTGGCAGCCGCCGGGCTGAACAGGCTGAACCATGCCGGTGAGCCGCTGACCGTGATGCTCTTTACCGTGCCCGGCGGGGTCTTGTCCTCGGTGATCTTCGCGAATTTCGGCGTGCCGGAGATATCGTCCGTCACCTCAAACCATTCGTTGGTGATGGTGCGGCTGCCGTTCCTGACCGTGTGGGTCTGCAGGTAGACGGCAGGCTTGCCGCCCATCATGCACTCGGACACAAAGGCCGCTTCGGTCACAACGCCGCGCTCCACGCTGATGGGAAGGATGCAGCAGGCGGGGTCGTAGTCCAGCCGGATGCTCCCCTGCGGCGAAGGCAGAGCGTTGCCGGAGGCATCCACCGTCAGGTTCTCCACGCTCATCACAAAAGCGCCGGTGCCCGACCAGTAGGCCTGCTCAACAAGCCGGTTTGCGTTCTCCCAGAAATGCAGCTGCCGCAAAAGGCCCCCGGTCTGCTGTTCATCGCTGCCCAGCAGATAGGCAGAGGTGGCTGCATCGCCGATCTGGAGAGTGGTCTTGTCGTTGAGCAGCAGGTTTGCCCAGTCCTCGCAGACGTGCTTCGGCATCCGCAGGGAAGCCAGACGCCGCGAAATGACGCTGCCGTCCGGGGCGTCCTCTTTCTGGTCGTGGATGTCGGGCACGTCGCCCTTCCACCACTGCCGCCAGATTTCGATATTGCCGTAGTAGTCTGCATCCAGCCGCAGATTTCTGGTTTTGTTCAGGTATTCAATAAAAGCGGCAACATTCATCTTGCAGTCAGTCTCCTGTAATCGCGTTCGATGGTGTACTCGAAGGCATCGAGGGTGTCAATGTCGGTGGTGCCGTCGTCCAGACGTTCATCCACGCCGGGGTGCTTCTGGCTCCACAGGGCGCTGGCAAGGGCGTCCCGCAGGGTGGCGGCTTCCGGCAGATACCAAAAGCGCCCGCCGCCCATCAGGATGGACGTCAGGCGGATGCGGTCGATGATCTGGATCTTGGCGGAGTTGTTGACCCGGTCGGCCAGCCAGCTCAGGCGGGAGGCACGCAGCCGGGTGCGGATGTGGTTGATCAGCGTCTGTTCGGCGCTGTCGCAGAAAATATAGTGGATCTCGCCGTACCGTGCGAACACGGCGGTGCAGAAATCGATCAGCTGCGCGGCGAGGAAGTCTGCATCCTGATCCTTCGGGTCGATGCGGGCGGATGCCAGCCCCACGACCCCCGCGTAGTAGGGCAGGATGCCGGCAGCAACAAAAGCGTGCCGGGAGCCGTTGCCGCCGAAGTCCACCCCGATGTGGATGCGCCACGGGCGGCAGGGCTTGTCCGCAGGCCAGAGGAAACGCCCATCCCCGGCGGCAATACTGTCCGCAAAGGGCCGGTAGATGATGCCGCCCGCTGCAGCCCACTGGCCGAGGATGAAGCGGTTATAGTAGACCGTGCCCGCGTACTCCTTTTTCAGCTGAGCCACGAACTCCGGCGGCAGAGTGGGGTTGTCGTCGATGGTGTAGGCCTGACAGTAGATGTCCGCGTCGCTGTCCAGAAACTGCTTGAACCAGTGCTGGGGGTTATCCGGGTTGCAGGTGCCGTCAAAATGGCTGTGCGGACAGGACAGACGGCTCTTGAGCATCTGGAACACGCCCTCGTCCCATGTGGTGATCTCGTCCCCATAGGCGTACTCGAAGGCTGCGCCCTGAATGCGGGCAATGTGCTTTTTGTTGTCGGCGCCCAGCACGTACACCTTGCGGCCGAACAGCTGCACGATGTTGCCGGACGCCGAGGTGCGCACCACGCCCACAAGCTCCGGACCCCAGAGGGCCCGCATGGGCTCCAGCACGTTGCGCTCCAGCGTGCCGAGGGTGTTGCCCAGCATGACGCAAAGGCCCTCGTCCCGGGCCGCGCAGATGCGCTTGGGGATGGTAACAGCGCAGTCCAGATAGGTCTTGCCGGAGCGGGTGGCCCCGGTCTTGACGTTCCAGCGGTGGGAGCAATTGCGAAGGAACTCCTGCTGAAACTCAGTCAATGGCACTGTCCACACCTCCCAGCAGCTTACGGGCAGCTTCCAGTGCATCCGCTGCCGGGTCCTCCTGCACAGTCTCCTCGCCCAGCATCTTCAGCAGCACCCCGGCGGCACGGGCATCACCGCGCTTGGCGGCTTCAGTAATGCCCATGACCACCGACATCTGATTGTCGATGTCCTCATTGTCCACCTCATCCCGCAGCAGGGCATTCACCCGGCGGCGGTCGGTCTCCGGCAGGCTCAGGTAGTAGTCGGCGGCTTCCTTCATGCTGCGCTTGCGGCGGCGGGCCGCACCGGAAGCAATGCCGCCCTTCTGGGCGATCTGTCTCTGTTCGCTCTCCGTTCGTTCGCTGAACGGGATGAGATTTTCTTCGTTGGCCACGTCACCACCTCTCTTGCCGTAAAATCAAAAAGCCGCCCGGATGGACGGCTTGGGAATATCAAAAAAGCCAGCACGTTTCCATGCTGGCGGTTGACGCACATCCTGCCGGGAAACTTCACAAACCGGCTTGCGGATTCTGTGACCTCCGTTGTGTGCAGAGTCTGCTCGGGCTGGTAAGGAGGTCAACCACCACTCTGCACACAGCCACGAGCGGGCATGTCGGCCCATGCGTCAGGCGTTTGCCGTGACGGGGCACGGCATTGTGGAGCCGCCCTTGGAATCGAACCAGCCGTGTCTACACACACGCGCCGCGCTCCAAATTGCGCTCAGGCGGCATAAAGAGCCGTTGGCCGGACTCGAACCGGCACCATTCCACGCCAGCCCGCTGCGGTGATTGGTCGCAGTTGCCTGTCAGTATCATCAATGTTGACCCGCCTTAAATGGGCGGCGCTCTGCTTGAGCTACAACGGCATAATAGAAGCAGTCCGCGAAACGGAAGAGAGAAAACCGCCTGCAAAGCCAAAAGGAGGAAATTATCATGGTGGTTCGTTTCGGAGACTGCGTAGAAGCGGCGCTCCGCTGTGCGCGGTTCCGCTTGTACTGATTTTACCTTACTTCACCCCGTTTCGGGAGTGCCGGGGCATCACAAAATAAACTGTGCCTTTCTATGCAATTTGTACAATTCATACAGTGCTGAAGTCTGGCCAGATCTCTGCAAGAGCTTTGCAACCCCGGTTAATACGCTTCCGGACAATATCAACACCGGAAACCCCGGTTTCATCGGCAATCTGATCCTGCGTTTTTCCATTAACGTAAAAATCCACGATTGCATTTGCGCACTCTGTAGCAACGACAAGGCAATATGCCCGCTTTGTTGCCTCGTTCTGCAACGCTGTCAGCCGCTTCACCATCTCTCGATACCGCGTCTGTTCCTCAATGATATCCACAGCCGCATTACCGATTTTGTCACCATTTCCTGTGGCAGCTGGCATACCGGAAAGGTTCTGCGTAATCTTGGTAGCGCTGCCATAGATCCTGTGAATACGTTCAAGTTGCCTATCCACGTCTATCTTGTAGTCCCTGCACTGTTGAAACCATGCCTTGACATCGCGGTAGTCTACACAGTCTCGCTTTTCATTTTCAGGTGCACATGTGAAGATCATCTTTTTTCTCCTTTACTCCCTCCAAAAATAGCAACACTCCGGGCGCTGCGAACGGGACGCGGTACTCTGCCAAATCCGCAGGGGTGATGTACTTTCGGCCAAACAAGCTCTTCATGTCGCGCCAAACGGCCCAAGGAACGCGGTAGAAGTATCTGCCGCTGAAAGAACAGAGGACAAAGGCAATGCCGCCGAGGGCTTCTGTGCGGCTCAGACGGAGCGCTTGTGCAGTCAATACGCGGTCAAAGGTCATGCGATCGCTATCTGTGTGCTTTGCTTCAAAATTGATGGCCCTGCCGCCTTTGAGAATTCCCTTATAGTCCGGCTGGGCCTGTTTCGTGTAGCAGGCAAGGAACCGGCCAGCACGGTCTGGGCTTCCGATCGGACGCATCGGTTCCGGGGTCTTTTCGATGTCTGCAAGGCCGATGGATCTGTAATAGGCGCAGGCATTGTCAATGATGTGCTCAAAACCTTCGCCCTCTGCGCGGCTTCTTGCACCGGTATAGCTGCGGCGAATACTGGCCGCCGTTCTTCGGTTATTCATTGCTCAATTCCTCCACATAGCGCCAGCTCTGGGGCGGGCGAGTGATCTCCACAGGCCGCATACCGAACCGTGTACTCTGCAAGCCTGTGAACGCCCGCAGTTCGCGCGGCTGGTCGTAAATATTCAGGTCGGAAATGTGCCAGCCGCAGCCGTCACGGCCTTTGAGATATTTTTCGGCGGTTTCCTTGCTCATGCAGGCCGCTTTAAGAAGCTCGTCGGCTGGTTTGTAGTACGATCCGGGCGCCATAACGTACAGGCTTGCCGGTTCCCAGTTTCCTGTTTCTCCAACATGGGTTAGGCCAGTAATTTTCTTACAGGTGAACTCGCCAATGACGTGCCCCCTTTTTTCTGGCCAGCCGCCACGGTTCCACGCGGCCACATCCCGGTTGAGGACATCCATAAACAGGCTGTCACTCCCGGCCAAAGTGCAGTAGATGTACACCTTAAACGGTGTTCCATGCACAGGGCAAGTCCTGCGCACCTCAACTGTCTTTTCTCCGTCAAGAATTTTCTTGCACCATTCAGGCCGGATGCTCAAAAGGACAGCTTTCATGCTCACATCTCTCCCTTCAGTAGTACTCGATTTCAACCAGCGAGGTGGACACCAGCTCAAATCGTCCATCTTCCAGAGGGATGCGGAGCAGGTGATACTGCTCTCTGCAAGCGTATGATTTCGGCAGCAGCTCGCTGAAGTCCTCCACGGTAATGGTGTACTTCGGCTTACGCCTACCGGCATAGCCAGCTTTTTCAATTTCCGGGGAGTAGACCGTGACATGGTAGCACGGCTTTCTTTCAACTTCTGCCTCGGCAGTGGCCGCACCGCAGGATGTAAAATACAGCATCAGAATCAGCAATGCTGCTGACACGATAAAACAGATCATTCTCTTTTCGGTTTTCATGCGTCACTTCGCCTCCTCAAAAATCCCAGTCGGACGGAACGCCAAGGCGGCACGCTCCGCCGCACTCTTTGGTGGATAGTCTGTTAAAAGGGCATCCCTGGCAGCCTTTTCCTGCCGCCAAATGGTCGTGGCAAAAGTCCATCAAGTAATGGGCCATATCTTCCGGGCTCATTATGGCAGCTCCGGAGCTGGCTTTTTCCTCCTCGGTTTCAAAGAAAAACGCAATCGGTTTTTCATTTTCAACGACGTTCCCGTAGGCCACGCCAATTTTATAAATATAGTTGCCGCGCAGCTTGCTGGGAATCTCGGCAATATACCGGCGAAACACTTCCAGGGAGTTTGCGCGCTTATAATGGTTGCACATCCGGCAGGCGGGCATAAGGTTTGAAATATCATCCGCCGCGCCGTCTGCTTCATTCCATACCCGCAGCGGCCGGAAATGATCGACCTGCATATCCTTGTAGGTAATCGCCCTACCGCAATACGCGCAGCGGCCGCCGTACTTCTGGTATACCGCCTCACGGGTTTTCTTATTGATTGCCATTCTGTGTCACCTCCTTCGGCGGCAACGGCATCCAGCCTACCACGGGGCGGTCTATCTTGTTGTTGTAAACGTCGTCCGGGTTGAAATGGCGGTATTCCCACCAGCCTTTCGGGATTTTGTAGTCGTCCCGCTCCTCGTCGTATGTCCCCCAATCGGGAAGATCTTCCCAATACCATACGCTATCTTGTAAAAAAACGCTCCCGTCTTCATAGTGCGCTGTCGTAATACTGTATCCGTCAATATCGTTGCGGTACAAAATCAGCACTTCGGTTTCGACCTTGGGCGGGTCCGTTTCAGGGTTGCGCCATGTCGGCTGCAGTGTTTCCGGGTCAATGGTGGGAGCGTCGTCCACGCTGTTCAGGGCATCCTTATAGCAGCATTCTTCAATAGTGAACGGATTGCTGGCACGAAGGTTCATTTCGATGCGCTTGTGCAAAGCGTTCGCGTCAATCAGTCTAACTTCATCCATCGTCCCATCCTCCCTCACTTCACGGACGGGTTCACACGTTCCACCAGCTCACAGCCGGGCACTGCCGTGCCGGTCTTGAGCAGGGCCGCAATGGCCGTCTTGTTGGGTGTGCGGGTGGTCTTCTCGGTCATGTACTCGGCAGGAACGGCAGCTTCATCCAGCACGCTGACCGCCTTGCTGCGGCGAAAGCTCACCGCGCACCGGTCGCTGCTGAAGTTCTGCCCACCCAGAGCATCGGTCAGATAGTGCTTGAGACTGTCGATCTTGCGCTTTGCGGCTGCCTTGCGGTCAGCAAAAGCCTTTTCCTGCGCTTCAAAGGCCGCAACATCGGCTTCGAGATTCTTTACCCAGCAGGCGATGTTGTCCACCTTCTCGGCCTTTGCCATGTTCAGCTCTTCCAGCCGGTCGATGTCCACAACCTCGCCGGTCTCCGGATCGATGCAGTCTAAAATCTGCGAGTTGATCTCATACAGGTTCATAGTGCTTTTTACCTCCATTCGTTCAGAGCTCGAGAAACGGCCCTGAACGGCGTTTTGCGTTTTGTGGTATAACTTTGCCGGTTTACCCTAAAACCATGCTCAGATGACCGCGTATGCCTGTCTGAGCGCGTGTGTACCGGCTATTGCTTTTTTAATGGCCTTCGCCGGGCTGCGTCTGCCAGAAAATTCTTTGCATTTTCGGCTTCCTCTGCCGGGCGGCTTGCCATGAACGCCCGGTTGCGCGGGGCATTCGCCTTTTTTGCTTCATCCCTATCACGGGATATCCACCCGGATGCTGCTGCCTTCCAGTTCTTCATGGGATTCCGGCCCACCTTCCAGCCGTTGGATTCGTAATAGGCATGGAACCGAATAGCCTGCGCTTCTGTGCCACCCTTCTCCGCAAAGTAACTTTTCACCGTTTCAACATCAGGCGGTGAAAACCTGTTCTTGGTTGTAGGGGGCAGCGCTTCAGCGCTATTACTATCAGATACTTTAGTATCTGAGTAATTATTAGTTTTTAATTTTAGGGGGCTATTGGTTTCGTTTGGTTTCTCAGAAAAACCAATTGGTTCCGTTTGGTTATCGTCAAAAACCTTTTGGTTTCCGTCGGTTTTCTTTGGCCTGCCGCCCTTTCGGCCTGCTTCTCGGTGTGCAGTAATAGCACGTCTGTACGTCTCAATATTCCCGTCAAGCGCTTCCCTCTGAGATTCAAACGCCACCTGTTCGATAGGTTCAAGGCCTTCCGGTTCACTCCCGGTTTCCACATAGTCCCGCATTGCATTCACAACATGCCGGAATGCCGCATCATCAAGAATGTCAAGAAGTTTGAACGATGTGAACAGGATCAACAAGCCTTTCGGGCGAGCCATTTCAATATCGTCCACTACTAACCACCTCCTTCCCGTTTTTGAAAACCAAACGCTTTTCGTAAAAACCATTTGGTTTTCTTTGGTTTTTACAGGTCAATGATCTTAACCTCTACGCCGTAGCCGATAACGTTCCGGCACTGCTGTTTGATGCGGGGGATTGCAACAGCGCTGCTTTTGAGGAACTTCTTCGTGCTGGGGGTGCAGGCCAGATACAGCGTAACGCCGTCCAGACTGGCCTTGGTTCCGCGCAGGTTGTCCGCAATGAACTTGTCACCGTAGACCTCAACACGGCGAATAACCTCTCCCCAGTTCGCAAAATCCTTGCCCGGATACTTCGTAGGGGTGGTTTCCTGTTCAGCCTGCTGGCTGTTCTTGCTCTTGAGGTCGTTCAGGGCATCCAGCATTGCCGTCATGCAGGAGCTGCACACCTTGATCTCGTTCTGAAGCTCAACAAGGGCACTGTTCAGGCCGGTCAGCCGGTCAATGGCCTTCTTCATGTCCTCATTCTGCTGGTACAGGCGGCTGTCGATAGATTTCAGCAGGATACACACCCGGCTATCATCCGGGGTATCATTCGGTACATCCTCAAGCATAAAGTCGTATGCACCGTTGCGGATATTGACAACTGCCGTCACGGAACGACCGATAATGGCTGCGACCTCTGCATCTGACAGGCCCTTACTGAGAAGAAGCTTTGCATTGCGCACCTCTTCCGGCATAATATTTCTTTTTGCTGGCATTTTTCTCTCCCTCATTTCTGCCGCTCAGAACGGCAAATCTTCATCGTCGTTGATAACGGCAAAATCGTCCGTGCCGGTCTCAGCCGCCTGCTGGGCGCTCTGAGCGTTTCTAGCTTCGCGGGCATAACTTTCCGTCTGTTCATCAAACCCCCGTGTAGACGTGCTGTCAGGGGCTTTCGAGCCGCAAAAGCTGACCTCACGCACCTGAATCTCATAGGCAGTGCGGTTGTTGCCCTGCTTGTCCTGATATTTCCTGGTCTGCAAGCTGCCATTGACGGCGATCATGCTGCCCTTGTCGAAATACTGGGACACGAACTGTGCCGTCTTGCCCCATGCAACACAGGGCAAGAAATCCGTCTCGCGCTGGCCATTTGCAGAGTAGCTGCGTTCGCAGGCGATATCAAAAGAGCAGACTTCCTTGCCGCTTGTGGTGGTGCGGAGTTCAGGGGTGTGGGTCAGGCGGCCCATGGCTGCGATTGTGTTCAGCATAGATCAGCCCTCCTTCGACTGCTTCTGGGCACACGTCAAGCACAGGACGCGTCCAAACTTCTTCTTGGTGCTTGCGGCGGTCTCTGCCGGTTCAACGGTGCGGTTCTTATAAGACACCGGCTGAAGTGGTTTGCCGCAGCAGGCGCAGATAAAGGGCTGTTCCTGTGCGGGCTGCTGCTTCGGAGCAGGAGCTTCACGCTTCGGAGCAGGCTGCTTCTGCGGCTTGTTCACACCTGCGGGGTTTCGACCTTCTGTCGCATGATACTCGTCCGTGTCGGCATCCTTGGTATCGTCGATGCAGAACAGGCCGTTCAGGGCATACTTGCGGGCGTAGCTGCTGGATGTTCCAGTCACCTGTGCAGCGTCCATCTTGGTTTTTTGCTCCGGCTCTCTTGCATATGCCTTCACAGAAATGCAGCCACCATCCAGAGATTCCAATTTTGCAGTGGCTTCGATGTAGTGCCACCCCTCAAGAACCTTCGGTTCATCGGAGAGCGTAAGCAGCAGGTCATGAGCCTTGAGAATAGGCTTCACTGCTTCCAAAATGTCCTCACAGGAACGATACCTGTACCCGCCGAAGGTGTTCATCTGCCCTTTAGGGGCCTTGAGTTCGCTCTGCACAGCGGCCAGAGCGGCGTAAATGCTTGTGCTTTCCATTACTCTTCATCCTCCTGATCTTCGGTCTGTTCTGCCCCTCGCGGCAGGAAATAGTAATCATCCGGCGGCTCAAGTGCCGGGCCGTAGCCGTCAAGGGCGAGATCATACATCGGGTTCATGCTACCACCTCAGGTGCCGGGTCAATGGAGACAGGGGAGACGTCCGGTGCGGGAATCAGCTTTCCAGCTGTCAAACGCTGCGGAGCAGGGGAGTGCTGCGTTTCGCTTGCAGGCTTCCCGAACTTGACCTCGGCACCCAGATCTTCGACCTCGACCGTGACGCGCAGGCGGTACAGGCTTCCTGCTTGACCGAGGGTGGAATAGACATCGTTCATCAGCTTGTCGATGACTTCCGGGACATAGTTCCCGCCCACAAACCTGCCGTCACTGGAAAAGCGGCCCTGAATCTCAACATAATTTTTTTCCATCTTGTAAAACCTCCGAAAATGTGTTATCTTCGGGTTGATGTGACCTGTAAAATCCATCAACCCTTGCAGCCTGTCGGTGTTGGCGCACCGGCGGGCTGCTTTTTCTTTTGTGCGGCCAAAATCTCTTTGATGCGGCCTTTGCCGTAGGTTCCGGCGCTTGCTGTGAAACGCTCGTTGTCGTCCACAAGGCCCTGATGGATTGCCCCGGCCCGCTCTTCCTGCTGGCGGATAAGTTGCTCTGTGCGCTCCCGGTAGCTCGCTTCGAGAGCTTTCACCCTGATATGTACAGCGCGGCACTCCGGACACCGCTCCGCGCGGCGGCCCACATTGCGCATCACCTTTCCGCAGTCAACACAGACGCGGGTGTAGATCATATTGTTACTGGAAGCCATGCTCAGCCAACCTTCCTGCCGCTCTTCACGGTATTGGCCTGCGGCTTGTGAATCTTGCGGGGCCGCTTCTCACGCGCTTCGGCTGCAAAGCCCAGCCGCATGAAGAAGATTGCCAGCAGGATCAGCACCATAGCCGTAATGAACGCACTGTCCGAAACGATGCCGCCGGTCTGACAGGTGCCCTCAAGGCCCATGCTGTACAGCAGGCCCGTCGCAAAGCTCCCCATTGCCAGCCAGTACCAAACGCCAGATTTAATCTTCATCGGTGTCCTCCTTTTCAGGTTCCGTATAAGCAAGGGCATCAATTGTCTTGTAGGTAAGCGTTGCGACACCTGCCAGGCGCATGTCGTTCCTAGTGGGGAAATAGGCGTTCAGAATCTGAGCGGTTGCAGAGGCCAGACAGTCAAGCACTTCCGTGACGTTGCCTTCGGCTCGGATGGTGGATGCTTCGCTGTCGATGTAAAGTTTTGCGTTCATGCGGATTCTCCTTTCTCAACAGTAGGGAAGAACAGCTCCCCGATTTCGTCCTGCCGGATGTCCAACAGTTCACAAATTGCTACGATCTCTTTACTTGTCCACGGCTGGTGCCCGTTCATCCGGGCGCTCATAGTGTACCGGCCAATGCCGCTATGTTCAGCGACTTCCTGATCGCGGTAGCCGCAGCTGTGGAACCGCCCCCGCAGCTTCCAGTACGGAATCTGCCGGAAGGTGCCCTGTACGACCTTCATCATGCTTTTTCGACCTCTTTTCTTTGATGTGTGCCAGCCGTGCAGGCTGGTTCTTGTCCCAGCGGGCTTCCCGCCAGTATTTGTTGCGCCCGTTCATCAGGCGGTCTCCTTGCCAAGACGCTGCTCCTTCTCCTGCTCACTCAAAAGCTCGCGGGGGTCAACGTTCAGCGTGTCGGCAATGGCCTTGAGAGTCCGGGGGCTGGTGCCGCCCTTCTTTTTGATGTAGTAGTAGGTGGCCCGCTCAAGGCCAGCAGCCTGCATCAGCTCGGTAACATTTACTCCCTGTAAAATCATCAGGGATTCGATTTTTTTCATGTTTACCTTCAAATTATCACCTTCTTTTTAGATCTTGCTTTTGTCCATCGTAGCGTTGCTGTCAAACAGGCTCGTCTGGCGGATTTCATCCAGTTTGTTCACCCGGACACTAGCAGCTGCGGCCTTTTCCCGTACTGCATCTACAAACGCATAGATGAGCTTTTTGTCGCAGGACTGGGAAATCACTTTCAGCCGGGTAATCTTCTTTACGCTGGTGGGAGCGATTCCATAGGATGCAGACCGCGCCTGTGCATTTGCGGTGCGGCGCTTCATGTCAAAGCCCCGGGCATCCATAGCATCATAGATCTCGTTCCAGACATCCTCATAATCCTGGCTGCTTCCGCCGCGCTTGAAGGCAATGCCCTTGATAACGCTCTGGCACCGTTTCTCCCAGTCCACACCAACATTCAGGCTGAGTGCTTCGCAGGCGGCATCCAAACGCTCATTGACCTGCGCCAGCTGCTTGGCCTGCTGGTTCTGCTGCTGTTCCAAGTTGATGAGATACCGGAGCTGAGGGGACAAGCCGTCAAGCACGGCCTGCTTCTGATTCATCAGCTGCTTCTCCATGGCATTGAATGCCTGGATGTACTTGAGCTTCCACTCAAAAGCTTCCTTGCCGGTGAAACCGAACGCCAGCAGGCTGAACCCGTCCCGGTTCATAAGGTACATAGGGTACTGCTTGCCCCGGTTCTCAAAAGTAGCGGGGTGAAACATGGATTTGGCAGCCGAATTTTCGGCCACCAGATTTTTTACTGCATCCAGAACGTGCTTGTGCTCCTTGCCGAAGCTCTCTGCAATCTGGCGGCTGGATACCACCGGCTCGCCGTTTTGGGTGGATAAGATGATGTCGTTCATGGCGAATATGTACCTCCTTGTGGGTGGCTCCCTTCTGCGGTATACTGGGGCGGAAGGGAGGTGTAAAAATGGAACGAAAAGAACAGTGTGAGCGGATTGTACTGACAAAAAAGGAAAAAGAGTTGCTAAAACAGATTCAAAAAAATCCAGATATGAAGTGTAATCAAGATGATGTATGGCAGCTTTATCTTTATGGGCTGATAAGAATGGGCTGATAAGACCAATGGAAACCGAAAAAGGTCTTAATATGCATCACTTCCATATCGCGGATTTTTATGACACATATAGAGATTACCAGCGTGAAAAAAGAAAAAATCAGTTTTTTGAATCGCTCTGGCTTCCTATCGCTGTCAGTGTTGTTACCAACCTAGCAATAAACGGATTACAATGGTTGTGGCCGCTGCTAGTGCAATGGTGTGCCAGTTCTCATCAATAAAGCGTTTCAGCGTCCAGCGTTCCGGTTCCAGCGGTTCGCTGGGCTTTTTGTTGTTGTCCATCTCCTTCGCCTTCTTTCTGCGGTTGGCACCCGCGACCTTGCCCGGCTGGCTGCCGGGTGGTTTCGGCTGCTGCCGGGCAGCCATCATCAGGCGGGGTTATTCAGGGCGAGTATTCCACGCTTCAATAGTTCGTTGCCTGCCCAATTCCCCGCGGTGTTCATAAAAATCGCGGGTAAATGTGATATTGCATTTCGGACATCTAATCCGAATGCCCTCAGTATTAGATTCAGTGATGGTCGTATGCTCCTGCCCGCAGAAAGGGCAAGGCTTCAGCGTTTCCTTTTTCATCGTTCAGATCTCCTTAAACATCTTCACGCCAGCCACGGTGTAGTCAGCCGCCGGGCCTATATAACCGTAAGCAAAAGCAACGACCGGGTGCCATGCGCCATTGGCGTAGACTTGCAGTGCATCGCAATGCGTCTCGGCTTCCGCGCCGTGAATCCACTGGCCAGACCGGCGGCATCCCTTCCAGCGGAACCAGTTGTAACCCCTTGTGGGCACAACATAACTAACGCTGTCCGCATCAGCTACTTCCCGGATGCGCCTGCCCCGAGCTGCGTTCTCGTAAATGTCCATCGTTCAGCCCTCCCTTACTCTTTGACTTCGCACACGTCGTCCACTTCGTAGACATCCAGACCGTGCCCGGTCTCGTCGATCAACCGCTGCACTGCCACGTTCCGGGCATCCACCGGGTCATCAGCAAGGACCTCGTAGCAGTCACATAACTTATCAACCGTGTTGTAGACATACACCTTATAGCGCTTCATGATTCAGTCCTCCAATTTCAAGCCTTAAACTCCGGGCAAACTGCGCCACGGAAGTGGGTGAGACGGATCGCGTGCTTCAGCTCCTTCTCGCTCATGTAAGCGGTCTGGAGCTGGCTGACGAACTTGATTGCCCACCACAGGCCCTGCACGGTGTTGCCGTTCAGAACTGCCCACCGCTTTGCATCGGTCGGAGCAAGAGCGTGCCGCTTGAGGGTGTTATTGCAATCTGCAATAAAGTTGGCCGGAATGTTGATAGATAAAGAGTTCATGGTGTTTTCATCCTATTTTTTGCTCGGTTTTCCGTGCGTTCTTCCTTGCTTTTGTCTAGCGATTGTGTTATTCTGTAAGTAACTTGGGTTACTGTGTATAGTATAGCAGTAACTTTGTAAACTGTAAAGCGTTTTCGGGTAACTTTTCTAACTTTGTAAAAGTTATACAAAAATCAGGCGGTGAATACTATGACATTTTACGAGAAGTATTTGGAGCTATGCGCCAGCGTGGACAAGACTCCATCCGGTGCGGCGTTAGAGATGGGGCTTTCCAAGCCAACCGTGAACCGCTGGAAGAATGGCGGTGGCATTACAGATGCTACTGCCAGAAAGGTTGCAGCATATTTCGATGTTCCCGTTGACTACCTCACCGGCCAGACCGATGATCCAGCACCTGAGCAAAAAGAAAAAGCCCCCCAGTCAGACGTTGACCGCCTGACGGAGGGCTTGAATGCCGAAAGTATACGGAAACTGAGAGAGTATGCAGAGCTGCTCCTACTTGGGCAAGAGAAGGGGAAAGAATGAGGTGCTTCTTTATGGGAATTTTCAAATGGTTGAAAAAGGCTACAAAGGTCATTGGCAAGATGGCTGTTGAAGCAGCGGAAGAAGATGAACGTTCAAAATACTCACCAAATCCTGAGTGGATGGGGCAAATGGATCTTGTCAACTCTCGTGCGAATGCAAGGATATTAGCCCCTCAGCTTTTGAAACAGGCTCAAGATTGTGCCAGAATCCTCTCGTCAACCACTGAACCGTCAACGTTCTTTATGAGATACGATTTTTGCGTTGGTCGGCTTATGATGCTTGAAGATTGTAAAAAATACGGGGTGAATGCTGCTACCACCGATTCGCTGAACAAATACACAGATTTAGACTTCAGGGATGGCGCAATAGAAGAATTTATACATCGAACCCAGATAAAGTACTCTAACAAAATACTGACGCTCAAGACATCAAAGGCAAAGGAAAACTGGGCAGCAAAGTATCATCAGGCTTTTGAACCCTACCTTCCTTATATGAGCGACCGGCAAAAGACAGCCCTTGGCGAAGCAAGCGCTGAATTATTTGAACTGGCTGGAAAATAAAAGGCCCCTCGGAAAAGCCGAAGGGCCAATGTATAAAGGAACCGTTTCAATCAGTCCCTTCATGTGCGAGCTGGGTTCTTCGCAGCGCGGCAGCGTATACTTCCAGCTTTTTGCGGTTATCCTCTGAGAGAGTTCTGTACGCCTTTTCAATGTATCGCTCGTCCTCCTCAACACCCGGGGTGTTTCCGAGAACAGCCGTTTTATCCTGCATCTGCGTGTTACCTCCATGGTTCCATTTTTTGTTTTGTTGACCTCGCCAAAGCTCACAAAACAACTGCTCACAACCATATGTTACATCAAACGGTTGTTGCTGTCAACAAATATCAAAAAATTTGATGCTTTTGCAATTTCAACCGAAAGGAGCAGAACGATGAAAAAGAGAACGAACACAGCGTTTTGGGTCGAAAAGGAAAAGCGCTGGTGCATCGCAGTTCAGAAGAACGGCACCCGCAAGCGCTTTTACAGCAGTACGCCGGGCCGAACAGGACAACGGGAAGCAAACGCAAAAGCGGATGCATGGCTTGATGACAGCATCCGGGACGGCAAGAAAAAGGTAGCTGCCCTTTATTCAGAGTGGGTGGAAGAGCTGAAGCTCACCTGCGGCACATCCTATGTTACGCAATGCCAGCGTTACGGGGACTGCTATATCCTACCGACCTGCGGGAACATTCGCATTGACGAGCTGACCGAGGGCGACCTTCAAAAGGCAATCGACGTTTCGTTTCGGAAGCGATCCCAGAAGAAGAACCAGCGCAAGCCGATTTCAGACAAGCCGTTGAGCCGCAAAACGCTTATGACGATTCGGGCGGCGGAAACGGCCTTTGTCAAGTGGTGCAGAAGGAACAAGTACACGACACTGCATCCTGATCTGTCTATCCCGAAGAATGCGAGAATGGGAAAACGCACAATTCTTCAGCCCACCGCTCTGAAGGTGCTGTTTAGCGTAGATACCCGTACCTACTACGGAAAGCCGGTATTTGACGAGTACATCTACGCCTATCGCTTTGCCGTTTCCACCGGCCTTCGTCCCGGAGAGCTGATTGGCTTATGGTATGGAGACATCAAAGGGAACACGGTCAACCTTCGGCGCAGCATCAACGTGCACCGGGAACAGACGACCGGAAAAAACGAAAACGCAATCCGCTCTTTTGACATGGGCAAGGAAGCTCGCGAGGCATACGAGGCACAGGTGCAGCTTCTGAAGGCTCAAGGTATACTTCTGAACTACAATACCCCGCTGTTTCAGATCCCGTCAGAACACGCGCTCTATCGCCGCTGGGAATCCTATCAGGAAGCAAACGGGCTTGAGCCGAAAGTTTCACTTTACGAGCTGCGGCACACCTTTGTCAGTGTTGAATCCAGCGTCCTGACTGACAGCCAGCTGAAGATGCTCGTGGGCCATAGCAAGAACATGGACACATCCGGTGTATACCGGCATGAATTGCAGGGTCAGCGTGAAGATTTGGCAGCCGCAACAACAGCAGCTTTTCAGAAAGCGCAGGGCTGA